ACCCTGCCGTCTGCTTGGTAATGATGACGGCGTTGCCTTTGGCCTCAACCTTCGCGTTGCCAACGCACCAGTTCATTATCGGCTGGTCCGCGTGGACCAGGCTCCGGTCGTGCAATCCGCGCTCGGCTGTTTTGATCGCGCCCGTTATCTTCCACCCTTGGCTGACGCCGACGACGGAAGCTTCTGGAATGCCGCGCGCAATCAACTCGTCCACAATCTGCGCGATACCGACCGGGTCAACACCGACGCCGTTTTTTTCGGGTAGCAACCCGGCGGCGTGAATGCGTTCGACAATATCGGCGACGCCGTGAACGTCTTCGTCCGGAGCGTCAACCAGCGAAAGGTCGCCGTCGCGTTCGAAGTCCGCCAACCGGGACGCGATGTCCTTCCGGCGTTCCAGAACAACCTTGTGCGCCCACGCATGGGTCCAGAGCAAAAGGCGGCGCGTCGTCTTCTCACGCCCAAGGACCGCAAGCCCGAGCAAGTCGTCAAGGCCGCCGCCGTCAATCCCAACTACGACCACCTCGGAATTTGTGAGGATGTAGTCAAGATCCACAATCTCGGGCGCGACCGCGCTTTCCCAAAAATCTGCGCCGGCCCAGCGGTCTGACCGCAACGAGAGGCCGATTTCGATATTCAGATGTTGCGAGGCCCATATCCGGATTGCCTCGTCGCCTTTGGTGCGTTCCACCGCGAAGTCTTGGACGAGACTGTCCAGTCGCAGGGAGCGTCCCAAATTGGGCAGCACCATCGGCCAGTAAACCGGGTCGAACCAAATTGGATCGTTCCCGTGCGGCGGCGGCTTCACAAGTTCGTCCGGAAACTCGTAAAGGACCGGGAGCATTTTGCTGCCGGTGATTTTGCCGTCGCGGATTGCGCGCGCGGTCTGAAGTTCGTCCTTGAACGCGCCAGCGGGCGGTTCGTCTGACTCCGTGGTCAGGATCAAGAGGAAGCCTTCAGGGATGGACTTCCGTCCGCCGCGCAATTGCCGGATGACCTTCGCCGCGCGCGGGTCCTTCCCCAGCAAGTGAATTTCGTCCAGCAGCACGCCAGCCGGTCGCGGGCCGGTCAGAATGTCCAAGTCGAACGTTTTGATTTTCAGCTTCGCGCCAGTGAAGCGGTCTTTAATTTCCTTGACGTGATCCCGAATATGAAAGCGGCGCGAGCATTCTGGATTCGCTTCGATCATCCCCTGCGCCTGGCTGAACGCAAGATCACTGATCGCGTGCGTGGGGCCGACGAAAAGGAACTCGGCCCGGGGCCGCGTGTTCATCAGGAGCGCGGTCACCATCAGCGCCGCGCCGTTCGTCGTCTTGCTGTTCTTCTTGGGAACGAGGCAGAAGACTTCTTCGATTTCCCGAACGCCGTTGATGTAGGAACCGAACAACGCGCGGACAATATCGCGGAACCAGTCGCCGCCCGCTTCCGCCAGTTGCGGCATTCCCGGGACGTCCGGAAGCCGCAACTCGTTGAAGAACTGGACGCTGATGTCGGCGACGTCCCGGTCGAGCGGGTAATCGCGGATCAGCGGCAACCCGCGACGGATACGGTCCTGCCAGTCGGGGCAGGAAAGGTCCCAAGCCATCGAGACTTAGGCGGGGTCCAGAGGCTTCGAGGTGTCCGGCACAGCGGACAGGTCCTTGCCGATCCCCGCCTTGAAGTCGTCCCAGTGAAGGACTTCCTTCAGGTTCGGGCAGGCGTCGAATTGACTCATCGCCGCGATTTTGCCGTTGCAGAAGTCATTCCCGGGCGTCGCGTCGTAGAGAATACCGACGACGAGTGCGCCGTAGGACGATACGAGGACAACCCGGTCCCCGTTCTTTGCGGGGCGACCGTTGGCGTAGTGCATGAATTTGGTTCCTAAGTTCTGTCCGCTTCCCTCGGAAGCCGTGACAAGCGTGACAAGCGTGACAACCGCCGCGCTTAGTTGAGCGGCATCTGGGCGCGACGCGCCATCAATTCGCCCATCTTGTTCCCGGTGTCCGGGTGCTTGGCGTCTTCAATTTGCTGCGCCTTCTTGCCCAGCTTTTCGACGCTGACGTGCGGCGGCGAATACTCATGCCAGCCAGCGCGGACCTTGAGCCAGAAGATGGCGGCGGTTACCGCTTCGCGCCCGGGGCCGGTCGCAATCTTGAATAGGTTCTGCGCGACGGCGGCGTTGGCCTTGGTGTGGCCGTTGTCCAATTCTTGCCGGTAGCACTTGTGCAAGGTCGGCACGGACACGCCAACCACTCGGCCAATTTCCTCATGGGGGATACCGTAACCGGCCATCGCTTCCACGGTCTTGCGCTGCTCGGGTGTCGGTTGGTGGGCACGGCGGCTCACAGGTAATTCCTTCCAGATAGACCGACAGCAGCCGGTCGTGTTTCTTATTGTTACAGTGGCGGTGCGCGCACCGGACGTTGTCGTGGGTATGGCCGCCGCCCCTAGACATCGGGACGACATGGTCAATCGTCGGATAAAGCGCGTCGAGGTGATGGCCGTAGCGGTCAACCGGGTCGCCGCAAAGGTAACAGCGCCAGCCGTCGCGCTCGTAAATGTCGAACGGGTTGATGCGCTCGTAGGCGACGCCGTACCACTTGGCGCGGACCTTGTGGTTGCTCCCGAAAGCTATCTTCTGAAGCCTCCGAGAACACTTCGGCCCGCAAGTCTTGTGGCGGCGGCTGGAGGTCAGAAACTCCGCGCCGCAGATGATGCAATCGCGCGGCGACTTTGGTTTCGGTCGCGGGCGATAGACATACGTGTACGTCCTGCCCTTCCGCTTGCATGGGTCGGAGCAATACTTTGGCCGGGTCGTTTCGATACCGCAGCAAGCACAAGGCCGGATTAGCTTCGGCGGCCTGTTCGCCTTATCCCTTGCGAGGCGTGCCACCTCCCGTTCGCGGGGATTGGCATATCGCTTCCGGGTCCCGTCGCTGCACGCCCGAGAGCAATACGTGTGGTAGCGGCGCTTCCTCGGCTTGAACTGCTTGCCGCACCCTTTGCAGCAAAAGAGGCGCGCACCTTCGCCAGCGCAATGATCGTCCGCGCCAGCCATGCAGGGGTGCTTCTTTTTAGGGGGTAAAAATTGGCGTTTAGGACCGCCGAAAAAAAAACCTACGGAAGCGGCCAAATGCGGTCGTCCGCTGTCATGGCCCCCCCATCCGATACCCCTATCCCCCTTCTGTTCTCGGCCTAGTGCCGGGGTTCGGGTCGGGTCGGGCCTAGCGGCTCAACCGCGCTTGTCGCGCCGTGTTCGTCTTGATGGTGTGGTGGGCTCCGCATAGGCATTGGCCGTTGGCGGGGTCGGTGGGGTGTCCGCCGTCCGTTAGTTCTGTGCGGTGGTCGGCGAATAGGCGATGCGTGGGGGCGGCCTTGGTACAGCGCGAGCCGTCCTTAAGGGTGGCTTGGCACCGGTGCCCAGCAGCGGCTAGGACAGCCTCGCGCCATTCCTTGTGGGCCGGGGTTCCGTAGTGAGGCGCTGCTACCTTGGGCGGCGGCTTTGCGCGGCGGGTGTCTAGGGTTGTGACCCTATTGCCTAGCGTCTTCACGTTGAGCCGCCGTTATGTTGTTGCGGTGCCGTCTAGTGCCGTGCGGTGCCGTATATGTTGGCCTAATGCCGCCTATGTTGGCGCGGTGCCGCCTATGGCGTTGCACTGACGGTTATGTTCCTACAGTGCCGCTTATGTCTTGCGGTGCTCTTGGCGGACGATTTGTGGGACCGCCGCGCGCCAGTCAATCTTGTGGTGGATACGGGTTTCGGTGCGGTGCAGGACGTCAATCTTGACGGCGCTGGGCACATACATGACCGAATAGAACGACTTCACATACGTTCCATAGTCGCGGTACAGGGTCGTCATCCCGTCAGCGTTGGTTTGGGTTTGCTTCTGGTTGACTTGGACGGTCGGGATCGTGAGGAACAGCCCGCCAATATGCCCGAGGCGGACGTACATATTCACGTCCTCGTTTATCCGACCAAAGAAGCTAAAAGGCCGCTCAACGTCGCAGAGGAACGTGTTCATCGCCTTGCGGCGGACTGGGTTGCTTTCGGCTCCCGCGATGTGGTCGCCGCCTTGTGACATTGCGATGGACAGCGCGGGAATCGCCGCGAAGTAGTCAATCATCGCTTCAATGATTTGGTCGAGGCATTCGGCGCGGAACGATCCGTATTCGCCCGCCGCGTTGTTCCGGATATAGAAGCCTTTGTAATCATCGTCAAACTGCATGAAGTATCGAACGCCAACTTGGCGCGCAATATCCCAGCAGGCATTCCGCGCATAAATGACGCCACGTCGTCCCTGGAAATTGTCGCCCGCGTCGAACTTGCCTTCCATTTCCTCTTTCGAGAAGGCGAGGACCATATCGCCATATTTGGCGCGGTATTCGGGCAGCGTCTTGTCCTCGTCGTCACAGACCAGGTACACGCGACCGGTGTATTTGAATTCCTTCAGCTTCTCGAAGGTGAAGACGCGATCCGGACGACCATGCGTGAGAATAAAAATCGCAAAGTCGTTCCTCATTTGCGGAACGTCTCGCGGATAATCATCGGCGCGGCGGCTTTCCAGTTTATGAAATGGTGAACGCGGAAATTGACTTCGCCCATTTCGGCGATCTTTACGCAGGACGGCTCAACCATCACCGAATAGAACGATTTCTGGTAGGTGCCACCGTCAAGGTAGATTTCGGTCATTCCGCCGCTGCTTTGCTGCGTATTGACCTGAACAATTTGAACGCTCATCAGCGTCAGGAACAGCGCACCGCGCCGACCGAGCGTGACATACATATTGACGTCTTCGTTTACGCGCCCGAGGAATTCCACTCGCCGCTGCGTATCGAAGATGAAGGTGTTCATCGCCTTCCGCTTCGCGCCAATTTCCCGAACGTGCTTGTTCCCCATCCCACCGATGTAGTCGCCGCCCTGGCAGAAGCAGAGCGAGGCTGCGGGGATCGTTTTGAAATACTCCAGCAAGAGGCCGAAGACGTTATCGAGGCAAGGGATGTTCCACGTCCCATATTCCAGCGCGTCGCCGCGAGCGCGGAAGGAAAAGGCGGTGTAATCGTCATCCAGTTGGATGAAATAGCGAAAGCCCAGACGCTCGGCTATGTCGAAGGAAGCGTTGCGCGCATAGACGACGCCGCGCCGACTTTCCAGATTGTCGCAAGTGTCAACGTGAACGTCTGCTTTCGAGAAGGTGACGACCTTGTCGCCGTACCGCTCTCGGTACTCCGGAAGCGTAGGATCCTCGTCGTCGCAGATCAGGAAGACCGGGCCGGTATATCCGCTGCGCTCAAGCGTCCGCAGCGTCTTCACCTTTTCGGGGCGACCGTGCGTGAGGATGAATGCCGCGAAATTGTCAGGCGGCATTTAGTCTTCCGGATGATGCTCGGAAGCCAGCGCGCCCAGACGCTGGGTAAGCCGGACGAACCCGTTTTCGATAGCCTGATCGAAGTCGATAATCACCAGCGCGGATTCTTCCATAAGGCGTTGGGTCGCCGCCGGCGCATTGGCATAGAAGTCCGCGATCCGGTGGAAGTCGAAAACGGTGTGACGTTCCGCCGCTTTGTTCAGGAATTCAGCAATCTCATCTGGGAGGTCAGCGGCGCGGATTTTCTTCTGTAGTTTCAGCGTCTTCGCGTCATCGTACAGTTCGGCGGCAGCGGGCGCGTCGCCCGTTGGCGTGTAGATTGGTGCCGCAATTTTGCGGGAATATGTTTCGCCCAGATCATCGGCGGCATTTGGGTCCGCGAAACCTGGAACGTTGAGGTCCGACAGTTCTTGGATACCGAAGCCGGTCAGGCCGAGGTCAAAACTGACGGCACTAAGCGATTGAAGTTCCAGCCCTAACGCCGGGAGGTCCCACTTGGATTCTTCACCAGCGCGGTTGTCCGCGATGCGATAGGCCCTGATCTGGTCGGGCGTTAGTCCGCGCGCAACGTGGACCGGAACCGTTTCGACGCCCAACTGTTTTGCAGCTGCATATCGCGTGTGGCCGACGATGATTTCGTTCTTCTCGTCAACGACGATAGGTTGCCGCCACCCATATTCCTTGAGCGAGGCCGCGACTTTGTCGATTGCCGCTTGGGTGATCTTCCGGGGGTTACCGGGATATGGACGCAAGTCGCCGACGCGACGAGGTTCGATTGCGAATTCTTCTTTCACGCGGCGTCTTTCGGAACGGCGCGGCGGCACCAAGCGCGTGGGGCACTCAATACCGCCGCAATCGCTAGAGGGAGGGCACTAGCGACTATCGGTGAATCTGTTGGGGATTGGTGCTTCTCCACGGCTCCCGACTTACGCCATTTCTGGCGCGGACGCAGAATCAGGGGAGAAGCGCAATATGTATGCGGCTAAGTTGGAATTCGCGTCAATAGCGTTGACGTCCGGAAATGAAAAAGGGTGTCACCGTTCGATGACACCCTGTTTTTGTCACCGCTCGGTGACAGCCCTACATCGTCGCGGCGAAAAGCTTGTCGACGCGAAGAAGGCTCTCGGCAATCAAGACGCCGCAACCCGTCGCCAGAAGGAAGGCAACACACAGCGCAAAATAGAACATCGCTTTAGCTTCACGCATTGACGTCCCCCGGTGAAAGATTGTTGGCATGCCCGATCAAGTCTTGGGCGCGGACAAGGCAAAGGCGGCGAAGTTCGGCCACCGCCTTGTCCGGTATCGGGGACTCTCCCGCCGCCCACTTCCGGATCGTGCGGTCGTTCCGGCAAAGCGCGTCGGCCAGTGGCGTCTGCCACATGGGGCCATATAACGCCTTCCCAACCTCGGCTAGATATTCACGCTTCATTGTCTTGGCTCCCCTTATACCGCTACGACGTGGCCGACGTCGCCACCGTCCGCCCCGTACACTACCCAGTCGCCGCGCTCAGGCGAATAGGCCCACCAGAATTCCCGGGGGATACGTCGGTCGTCTACGTTGCGCTGGCGGCGCTCGGCTTCTTGTTTAGCGTCATCGCGGGTCATGATTCAGCCCTTTCCCGTTCATTGGGCCACCACTTGAGCAGCGCGGGCGCGTATTCGGTCCCGGCGAGCAGCGCCGTAGCGCGGCCTTGGTCGATCCGCTGGCCCCTCTCCCAGAACTCGACGTCTTTCCATGGCCGCTTCGGCTGGAGGTAAACCAGCCCCGGCTCCACCTCCACCCGCCGATAGTTCGCTGCGCGCGCGAACACAAAGTAAGGCGGGCGCGCCGGGTCAGTGGTTTGGTCCTGCTTGATGTAAGTTTCGGGGTGCTTCTTTGCCGGGTCCAGCGTGCGGTCGTCAATGCGCTTGGAATAGTTTGGCGCTGCAATAAATGGGCAGACTTGCATCGCAAAGCGCCCGCAAATTTCGTGGCTTGGCGGGTCGATATATAGGCCGCGTTCGTGGAAGGCCGCGCCCGCCCCGCCGACGAACCACATTTGGCCCAGTTTGAGAGGCTTGCCGCAAAGGCCGCAAAGCTTCCGGTCTAGGACCATTGCCAGCCGCAGCGAGTCATTGATGGTGAAGTGCGGGTTGCCCTCCTGATCCCTGTAAACGATGAACGGAATCGGCAGCCCCCGTCGGTCGCGGGGAAGGTGCGAAAGCGCGAATGGGATGTTCATGGCTTGGCCTCCCGGCGCACGACTTCGAGGCCGTTGCGTTCCAGCACCCGGAGCAAGTCGCCGCCATTGAACGGCCACGACATTGGCCGGATTCCCGCCAGCGCCATCGGCTGGCGGGATGCACTCCGGGCGCTACCCTCAATTTCGGCAGCGGCCCGGTGCAGTCGGTTGATGATGTCAGGGCTGGTTCTCATTGGCTGGCCTCCTCTTCGTCCTCATATAAGGCTTCGGTTTCGAGGTAGCGGACCAAGACGGCCCGCAACTCCTCGTCCACTTCGCCGCCCGAAAAGAAGATTCCGGCAACGCCGCCGTCGGTCACGCCAATTTTGTTCTGCACGACCAGCGCGAAGGCGTTGACGCAATCGAACAGAAGGTCACTTAAGGCGCGGGGGTCATTAAGTAGCGCGCGCGCTGTTGTGGTGGGTTGCTCGGTCATTTGCGCTTCCCCATGAAAGGCACCAGCGCCAGTTGTTCCCCAGTGCAGGACAGCACGATTTGCGCCGCGCCCCGGTTTATCTGATCCATGATGTCCTTCGCCCACGGCAAGGTTTCGCCGAAGTCATCGCCACCTACTAGGGCGCGCGCCGTATCCCACCATTCCTCGTCGGTATCCGGGTTGCACCCTTCGGCATAGGCGACATAAGAGCGGCCTTCATCTTTGCTCTTGTCCTTGCGGTCCTCGCTGTCTGGCGCAACGATGTCACGCGGCCTTCCGTTGCTCATCAAGTAGACGCCTTGGTCATGCACTAGCAAGACGGCGGGCGCGGGCACTGGCTCGGTGACAGGCTCGCCCGTCTTCTGGTCGTAACTGACCAACTGTTCGCTTTGCTTGTTTGCCAGCGAATGCTCCACAACGCGGCGGACGTCCTTCGCTTCAAAGATCAGTCTCGACATTGGATTATTCCCTTCCCTTGGTGGCTGCTAAAAACTGGCTGACGCGCGCGAACCACGCGACGTTGTCGGCGTTGGCGTTGCAAGGCTCGCCGCCTAGTAGGCCCACGGCTTCCTCAAGCAGCGCCGCCGCCGCTTCAACGGTTGGCGGCACCGCCCTATGCTTTCCGATCATGGCGATGATTTCTTCCCAGTCATCCGTCCAAAGGAACGGGTCATCGGCGATCCACGTCCCGTCGTTGGTGGTGGCATAGAGTTGGAAGCGCGGGAACGCCGACTTGCCTGTGGCGTCGTAGCTTTCCCGCATCGCGGGGTCGGCGTAATCAATAAAGAGGTCCAGCCCCAGCGCGGTATTGAGGAAGTGAGGCATAAGGTCATTGTGCCAACTGCAATCTTCGAAGCCTTCCGGAGCGGTTGGCATCGTGGCCGGGTCATAGTCCGGAAATTCGATCTGGAAACTCATAGCGGAATCCTTTCACAAAAAGCGTGGATGGTTGAAATTACAAACCAAGCCGTCGCCACGCCAACCAGCAA